ATTATTACTGCGTCTATCATTAAGACATCTTACTACTTCTTACGCATAATGTCAGCACCCTTTAATCCGTATATCGCAGATACGACACCGATAAAAATTGCTTGATACCAATAAGGAAGCTGATTAAAATACTCAAAAAATAAATCTAGTTTATTACGAATTTCCAAATCGTCAGTGAAAATAGAATAACCCAATATAAGAATAGGAATGGAAATAAGTATAAGGACAAATTCGTCTTTGTAGCCATTATCATTACTCTCAATAATTTTCGCTTTATATTCAATTTCGCCTTTGCTCATTTTCTCTGCATGAAGCATTTGTGCGTCAGAAAGTAATTGTTTAGTTCGTTGTTTGTTTTGATAAAGCTTCGCTCCTGTCTTTACACCTAACGATAATAAATTCAACCACATTATTTGTTAATCTCCTCTATAAGCATATCTATCACATGCTTTGCTTTTTCTAAATCTTCTATTTGTTTCTTCTTGTCTTTATGTTTTAAATTATATCTAGAAACATATTTAGTAATATGAGTTTGACAAGCATTAAAATCATTAGCCATACAATAGGTTAAAGGTTGGATTTTAAGCTTCTTATAGTGATTCCCTGATACCTGATCGGAAAATGCAGAGTTGTGTGTGTGCGTTGCTCTATGGCTCTTTAAAAGGGTCTTTTTTAATGTATTTGAGGTCATACTATCTTTTTAATCCAATTGCCCTTATTGTCAAGCACCATAGGTAGTAATCTAGGTATTCCATTTAATATAATTCCACAACCTAAAATAAACCTAGTTTTAAAGTTTTTAGCATAATTAAATGCCATAGATTTTTGATTAATTAAACACCCTACATTCATTCCAAAAAATAGATTATCAGGATTTGCCCAATAGCTTATAACAAATTTTGTATGATAATGTCCTTGAACTGCTGACATACCCATAGCTTGACTTACTTTTAAAACATCTGCACTTCTTCCATGTGTAAAAAAACATCTTTGGCCATTAGACATAGTAAGAGTTAAATCATCTATCCACTTCCATTTTCTAGTACCTAAAAAATCTCCATAAGGTTTTAAGAATTGTTTAGACATTCCATATTTTAATGCTCGTCTATAAACTAAACTTGAATGGTTTGAATCTACTTCTATTACTTCTGGGTATATAGCTTCTAACTCTTTAATATATTCTTTAGCTTTATCTAATTCCATTCCAGCAGAATATAAATCAGGATTATGTTCGTGCATAGATATTGCATGAAAATCTAGTAGATCGCCTATATTAACAATTTTATCTGGTTTAAATTCTTTTTTTATTTCTTTCAAGAATGTTATTGAATCCTTATGTTGATAAGGCAAATGCATATCACTTATTACAAGAATTTTTTTATTAGCCATACAAGTATCGCTTGTAAACTATTTTGATAATAATGTAAATATTACATAACCCATAGCACTAATTAATGAGCCTGTTGAGATTAATAATATTTTTTCTAATCGTTTTACTCTTTCTTCAATAGAATGAATTTTATCGTGAGTTAGTTTTTGCATTATACGACAAAGTTTTTCATGTGATTCTATTTTTTGTAATGCGTTTAATTTAGGCATTACTTTTTCTTTCTAGGCTTATACTTTTTAACTTCTTGTGAAATAAAGATGTTTTTATATAAGCTTACTTTTTTACCGAATTTTTTATCTGCTTTTCTTTTAGCCGATTTATATGCTTTAGATTTCTTATTAAAAGATTTAGGCTTACCTAATCGTTTAGGTCTAGCTTTTGCATATATAGGCTTTTTCTTCATTACTTCTTTTTTTTCTTTTTATCTTTTTTATTTTTCTTCTTTGCTGGTCTTCCTCTTTTACTTCCGTATGTTCCTTTTCCCATTGGCATAGTATTCTCCTATTAGTTTGTTAATTTTCCACCTGACCATTTTGCTTCAGGTAATCCATTTTTATACGATTTCCCATCAAATGTCAGCACTTGTTTTCTGTTAGAGCCATCTTTATAAGATACATGAATCCACCCACTACTCGCCTCGCCTGTCCAATACTCCAAGATGAGTTGATCAAAGTCGCAGTGGTTTTCAATCCATAAAGCTACTTCTAAATTAGAAACTCCAGCTATCTCAAAATCTGTTGCATTCCCTGTAGTGTGCTGTGATGTCTTTTTGCTACCTATTGCTTCACATAATTCTTCTGAACGATAGCCAGATGTAATTGTAACAGGCTTATCAAACTTTACTCTTACAGGCTCTAGTATTTCATAACAAAGATCGCCTAAGTTTTTAATCTCTCCACTACCAGCTTTATTTTTAATACCTTTACGTGTAGCTGTTTGTGATTTCTCAAATTCTTCTAATGTGAAATGTTTTGAAAGTTGCATTTAAACCTTTTATGGTTTGGTTGGAAAATTTATAAATTTACCATAAGTTTCACTAGTGTTATCTTCATCTACTTTTAATTTAGTGTTAACTTTTTTTAGTGTGTTTAGTCCAGATGTAATATCTCTTAATTCTTGTCTGTAAGTTTTCATATTATCTGAAAGTGTTTTATCTGATAATGCTAAATGATCTGTTTCAGCAAGTAATTTATTTCTTTTTTCTCTTAATCTTGCAATGGCTCTATCAAATGCTTTATCACTCCATGCTTTTTCTTCTGCATCTCTTATAGCTTCTTCCTCTGCTGTAAAATTATGTCTAATTCCATCTATTAATTTTGTTCTAGGCATTATGCGTTTACTCCATACATTGTAATTCGGCCATCAAATGCTCCAGATGATGATTTAAACCTAAATCTAGTTAATGGATAAGTAGTATTAATAAATCCTCCAACTGACATACTAAAAGCTAAATCATTTTGATGATGACCGTCCATTCTACTCATAAAATTTTTTGTATAAGTTGATGATGATGGATTTTGAACTCTTAAATATCCAAAAGCACTTTCATCTGAACCATTGCCACTATCTGGAAATAAATCTTGAAATGATGTTCCTTGCGATTGATCTCTTGCAGTAGAATATGTAAATGAGCCTCCTCCTCCGCCTTGTGGATTTTCTGCGTGATAAACAATAGTTGTCATTCCTATATTATAAGCTGTTCCAGTTCCTACATCTGTTTGAAATTGGAACTCTGCGCCATCAGTTGCTAAATTTATTTCAGTAAATTCAAAATGATATTGTTGATATGTGTTATCAATTCCAGAAGTAAAATCTATAGAACTATCTCCACTTGCTGTTTGCGTTGAAATTGCTACTAAAGTTCCTGCTGTAATCCCTGTTAAGTTTGCACCACTAACTGCTGGAAGTGTTCCTGTAAGTCCTTGTGTTGCGTTTAATTTTATTAATGCCATAATTAACCTTTTGGATTATCTGTTTTAATTTGTTGTATTCTTGCTTTCCAACTATCAATACCATCATCATAAATTTCTTCAAGTTGTGATTCCCAAGTTCCATATAAATTTTTTCTTGTTGCTATAACTGTGCTGTTTGCTTCTTCTGTATTACCAGCAGTTTCGTATGATGCTAATTGTTCTGAAGTAGGTTGTGCAATATCTAAATTCCATTCTTTAATGTATGCACCATTGCCATCTGCATTGTCATATAATCTAACATCTTTTGTAAAATCTATTTTGCTAACTCCTAAAGAGTTTGCATAAAGTTTTATTTTTGTATTAAGTTCTGCCATAATTTATCCTATAATAATTTAAATCCTTGAAAAACTGTTCTCTCGTCAGAACTTAAAGTTCTAGTTGCGCCACTATCGTGGTAAATCATAATTTTGATTGCATCTCCAACAGCTAAATCAACAACTGCCCAAACACCAGTAGTATGATACTTGTTAACATTAATAGCACTTTCTCCAACACCAATATCAACAGTAGAGCCACCACTAGGTGTTTTTTGCATTTGCAACATAAATCTATCACTATCCCAAGCTTGCCTACCAGCTTGTGCAAATAAAAAATACTTTCCAGCTTTTCCAGATGGAACTGTAAAAGTGTTTGATGCAAAAGCATTATCTGTATCAAAATTTTCTGTACCAAAAACAATTTCAGTAGAAGTACCATTTGCAATAGATTGACCAGTACTTGTCTTTACATTAAAAGCTGGAGTGTTAGTTCCACCAGCAGTTGCCCAAGATAAAACACCCGACCCATCTGTTTTTAAAAATTCATCTGCACTTCCATCTGTTGTTGGAAAAGTTAAAGTGTATGAAGCACTTGCACTATGAGGTGGAGATCGTAATTTTATTCCATGACTATTTTGTTCACAGTTAAGCTGTAAAGTTCCAGCAGTTGTGTTATCGCCTTTAATTTGTAATCCAGCATTTGATGATGTTGAAACAAAATTTGTTTTAGCATTTGTAACAGTAGAATCAGATGGAGTTCCAATATCAAGTACATTTCCATATACCATAATGAAGTCAATGCTATCTGATGAAGATAAAGTTCCTGAAGCTGGTATAAAAGTTATTGTTGAGCCTGATACAGAAAAAGATGAAAGAGGTGCTTGGATTACACCATTCAAAGATACTAGCATATGATTCGCCGATTCTGGTACAAATGCAACAGAATCTACAGTTAGGTTATAAGTATTTGTTGAAGATGTACTTATAGCATCTAGCTTAACAAAATTTCCTACTGCTGGGGATTTTCCTATATATGCCATTTATTTTAATCCTTTGGGTATTTATCTTTTGTTATTTTAATTGTACTTTTCCAAGCATCTATTCCATTGTGATAGATGTCATCTAATTGATCTACAATAGATGGATATTCTTTTGCTCTATCTCTTTGATATTGTTTAGAATCATAATCAGCTTGTACTTCCACTACTTTAGCTTCTATGTCAGCTTTAGATATTGGTGTTGTTCCATTATGCCATTGAATAGTATTTATATCATTATTGCTAACACTAACTACTGCGTTTGGATTTATTTTTAAAATTGCTTTAGTAATATCACTCATATTATGCTCCTACTTCCATTAAAGTGATTGTAGATACACTATGAGCTGTATAACTAGCATTAGTATCTGTATGAGGATAATTTACTGTCCATGCTACTGCGGCTGGTTGATACCTTGCTGAACCTTGAACTGTATATGTCAAAGCACTTGTGCTTGATGGAGAATCTAAATAACTCATATAAGTTGATTGCATTTCTGCATCATCTGAACTATGTCCAGAAGAATAAGCTGTACTTGCAACTCTATTTCCTGTGACTGTACCTAAAGCACCAGCTATATCTGAACCACCTCTTTGTATTTTTAAAACTACTCCATAAGTTTCTGCTCCTGTTGTTATCATAGCTTGAAATAAAATTTTGCTTGTTGTTGCACTTGGTGTAATTGCTAAAGTTGCACCTGTTATATTTGCAAAAGTTCCACTTCCTGCTGTACTTGTAAAAGCATCTTTAAATGTCACAGATTTTACTTGTAAAATTTTACCACCACCACCAGCTTCTGCCCAAGTCATTCCCCCTGTATTACCTGATTGTGCAGATAAAAAATATCCATTAGTAGGAGAATTTGAAACTTGCATTTTAGCTTCATTAACTGCTTGATCAACTAAATCTGCTTGTGAAATTGTTGAATCAGGAATATCCGAACTTGTTAGTGGAACTGCTGTAGGTGTTTTTCCTATGTAAGACAATTAAAACTCCTATGTGATTTCTAATATTGATAATGTTGCATCTATTTTTGCTGTAACTGAACAATCTATTTTAATAATATCAGTTGCTTGAACAACAACTTTACCACCTGTTAAAAGTTCTAATGATGACCCAGCTGGAATAGATACATCTTTAATTAATAAAACTGTTTCGTTTGTTTCTGTATCTGAAGTATCTGAAACTAATTGAACATCTGCTGTAACAGTTGTTGTGTGAATATTACAAAGTGTTAAGCCAATAATTACGCAAGTTGTGGAATTTGGAACTGTGTATAGGGTCAGAGGTGTGCCTGTAGAAGCTGGCATTGCCCCATTTGTTTTTACTTTGAAAGTGTTAGCCATGTGTTCTCCTTATCCTAAAGCTATTGCAAGTGGTAAAGCATTAGGGTCAGTTTCTGTTATAGTTCCTGTTACTGATGCAGTACTCGTTATTGCGTTTGATGTTGTGTTAATACTAAATAATTCTATGTTATCAGAGCCATCATTAATCTTAATTTTTAAAAATCCTGATGTTCCTGAATCTACCCAAATACTTCCAGCAACAAGTGAACTAGGTGCTGAACTTCCTACATGAGATGAATTAACTGCACCCAGAATATTGTTTAATTCTGTTCTAAAGGAAGCAAATCCCTGATTGGCTAATACTACATCACTTACTTGGCTCATATGTAATCCTTATAGTTTAATTCGTTTAACTTTTCAAGCCATATCCGAAAACTTGATAATCAAATGTCT